CATTTGCAGAAGACTCTGATCTTGGAAAAATCTTTAGCAGAGTTGGAACAGTATTAGAAGATTTCACAAAACCATTCAAAACAGCCATAGAAACAATCACTAATATGATTTCAGCAGAAGGTCCAGCGGGCAAAATTGGTACTGTTATGGACGAAATTTTTGGATATCTTGGTAAATTTGGTGCTATGTTTGGGACTATTGCGAAAGTAATAGGTAAAATATTTGCACCTATCGCTATCATTATGACACTGTTTGATGTTATTACGGCAACGATTGAGGGGTTTGCCGAAGGCGGCATCATTGGTGGATTAAAGGGTGCTATTGATGGTCTCTTTGATTCTTTGATTGGCGCACCGCTTAAAATGCTTACCGATGCGGCTGCTTGGGTGTTGGGTAAACTTGGGTTTGATGATGCAGCGGCATCGTTATCTAGCTTTGATCCATCTGCTTTGTGGAATCAAATGACAACCGCCATATTTGATGGCATCGGCGCAGCTATTACTTGGGTAAAGAGTTTCTTTGTATTTAATTCAGAAGGCGAGACAGAAGAAGGGCCAGGTTTTATATCACAACTTGTAACTGACGCTTGGGGTTCTATAAAACAATGGTTCTCGGATGCTCTTGCTGGTATCGCAGACGCTTTACCATCATGGGATGATATTACAGCAGGTATTATATCAAGACTTCCATCTTGGATGGTACCAGACAGTTTCAAAACTCCAGGTATGATAGCCAATGAAATTAAAGAACGGATCGCTGAAAATCAAGCACTTGTTGATCAGATTGATTCTGGCCAAGGTGGCAACAAGGGCTGGATGTTGGATAGTGTTGAGAGAAGTCGGGCTCTAGAAAAAATAATAGCAGACCAAGCAGCACTTGCAGATTTAGCAGCGGCAACGGCAGGCGATACTAATATCGTTACGACCAATAACAATAACAACAGTTCAACTGGCGCTGGCGGAGGTATCACATATCCGATTACTATTCGTGAGGGTCAGCCTATCGGCGGTAGAAGTGCTTATCTAGCAACTGGTAGATTAGGGTTTTAAAAAAGGGCGCCGAAGCGCCCTTTCTTTTAGTCGTCAGCTAGATTTTTGAAGAACGCCATGTCATCATCATCTTCGCTTGCTAAGGCAGGAGACAAACTCTGCTCCGTTTTTGGAGCAGAACGCTCTTTAAACTTAGGAGTAAAGTTCATCTCCACACTGTCGTCCTCGGCAGCACTTACTGTGGGTGCGTGTGATCTGCCATCAAGCCCAAGAGTCTTGTAAAGTTTAGCCTTTAGTTCGACATACGACTTGAAGTTTTTAGGATCGACGAGTTCTTTCAGAGAATGCTGTGTTTTCCAAACTTCTTCCATAGCAGACTCATCGACCAACAAAGGTGCTGGTGCTGAGAACTCCGACTTATCATAGTTACGATAGCCTTCATAGTTACGGATTTTCAGTTGAAAGTTTGCGCCTTCCCATAGATCGAATGGGTTGACTGGCACTTCTCCTGGGTATTGTGGATTCATTAGATCGTTAAGTTTCTCAAAGATTTTCTTACCATATTTGTAAAGAAAGACTTTGCCTTCGTTCTGAGGGTTAGCTGTGTCTTTTACGATATACACATTAGATGTATACGAAAGACGGCGCTTCTGCTTACGAACAATCTCTTTGTTAGCTTCGATACCTGAGTTCCAGAGTTGTGAGTTATACTCTGATACAGGGTCTTCTTGCCCCAAAGTTGTCAGCGAGTTTTCAATATACCAGCCGCCTGGTCCTTGAAAGCCATGGTCATAGATACGAACGAATGGCATGTCTTCGCCAGCAGTTGCAGGCAAGAAGCGTAGAACAGCATAGCCATTGCCAGCTTTGTCTACTTCGGGCTTCCAGAACTTGTCGTCGTCGTTGCTATAGGTGGAGCCCATGTTTTTGAGTTGATCGTTCAACTTTGAAAAGCTATCTGAGCGAGTTTTTTTGAGGTCTGCAAAATTAGTCATGTGGTATCCTTTATGTGCGATTTTAAACGATTTTATGCGATTGTAAATTGTGCAACAAGTATTTGCTTCATTTTACTCTTGTCATAATTTAGAAATGGCTTATACTTGCTGCATATATTTAGTATATCAGGAAAAATGATATTGTCAAGTATTTTTTTACTCCAGTATGAAAAAACATTTGTTAGGTCGTCTATGATGATGAGTGTCTCCTTGCTAATGTTGCCTGATGTGTGTAGTCTAAGTAGTTTTGGATGTTGGCCATCTTTTGTAATCAGATTACTATCGAAGTCTTCGTCCAACTTACCTAGTTCACTCTTGAAGATATAACTCAGTGATTGTTGTCGTCTTGTCCACTCTGTAAAGACTTGTTCGCCATTATCGCTCAACATATCACCAATCCATATCTTTGGATTGTTTACCATGTTAGAGAGTATGAAGTCTTTAGCATCGCTTCTTTTTGAGAGTTTGTAGAAGAAGAACTTGTCCTTTCTGGTCTCAAAACTTGTTATAGATGCGTTGATCTTACCATTGTATTTGTGGTAATCGTAACTACTTGTGAAATGCCTTTTGAGGGCAAGATAGTAGACATACATCTCATACGCATCTCTTGTGTTATAAAGGCTCATACTGGTAGTTGCGCTGTCTTTTCCATGAGGTTAAACTTTTCAGCATCGTCACGAACTCTTGATTTGAGAACCTGAGAACGCTTCACGATCTCACCAATCAACTCTACCTCAATATCATACTTCTGTGCATAGAACACAAGAGCGTCAATGTAGGTAACTTCTTCGTTGATGTAATGTGCAACTTCTTTTAGTATATTCTCTGCGGTTAATTCCATTAAATTCCAAGAGCCTTTTTAATCTGCATTTTCTTGTGATCTCGACCCATACGATAGGCCAAGTTGAATATATAAACTTCCCGTGTATCTGTTGTGAAGACTTCATCAGCAATAGACACAATACTTTCGGGTATGTTGATCTTTACGCCATAGGTCTCGCCTGTGATACCAACATTAACCATTTAGCACCTTGATGCCTAATGCCCAGTTTTCAGCAGCGTCTTCTACATAGTGTAGAGATTTACCAACAAAACTTTCTGTGTGAAAGATTTGCCCTTGTAGATTATAATATTGAATACTGTAAACGGTATTATCCGAATCAAAAATGACTTCTGCCCTAGCCTTTAGGTCAGTGCCTTCTTTGAAATAAGTTGAAATGTGTTTCATGTATTGCCTCCAAACTTGTTGCTCTATCTTTTTAATATAACATTAGTTTGGAGGTTTGTCAAGTTTATTCTTCAAGCCAATTTTCTAAATTTGAAATATATTGATCCATCATGTGATCACTAAAACTATCAATGCCACCTTTAGCGAAGCCCATCTTCATGCCACGCCAGCGATCTTTTACACGTTGCCAGCCAGTATGTTTACGAACTTGACCATAAGCATTCATATAATGTTCTGTGCCATGGTGACGATATCCCATAATAGCAAATGGAACTCTTGTCACAACATCGTTGTTATTCACCCATCTGTGATGCGGAACATCTAATGATGCAACATACTTAGTCCAGCCAACTCGTGGTGAACCAAACGTGTATACTTCTTCTATGTTAGGCATCAGTGGATCAGCGTTGCATCTTGCAGCCATAATAGTGGTCATCGCAGCACCAAGACTGTGACCTGTAAACCAGAGAGGCTTCTTTTCTCCTTCGTGTAGATCGGCTTTGATCATTGGCCATAGATCATCTACTTCTGATTTGAAGCCAACATGAACACGACCAACAGTTTCGGCAAGAACAGGCACCGCTCTTAGATCGGCTTTCACATCATTGAACTGTGTTGGTTCTGTACCACGACAAGCAATAATGATATCTGTTTCTGTTTCGATTCGATATGCTTGTGCGCCGTCTCTGTCATAGAATGTGATTTTGTTTGTTAATCTAGAACCAAGACCCTTAGGCAAACCATCTTTCAAAGTTTTTTCGTTGGCATATGCGAGATTGGCGAGTTTGGCAAAAAGTAAACTACGTTCTTTGAAGTCAAAATCGGATATTGCCATGGCTTATCCTTTGCGATACATCGTATATGCGCCGTATGCGATTGCGCCATATGCAATGAGTTTGGCAAACGGATAGAACACAATGACAGCAGCCCCAGCGGCTACCATTACGATACCATCTGTTGTTGATCTTTCTTTTAGTTTTGATTTAAGCCAGTTTTTCATTTCTCTAATTCCTTTATTCTAGATTCCAGTTCGTCTAGTTTCTGTGCGATTTGTGGATTCATACTCTTCCAAGCGTCAGTAGGTTGATCAAACCAAGTCCAACCATAACGATCTCTTACATAATCTAGCAGTTTGTCAAACTTAGAGTAGCCCCAGATACCAAGTTTAGTTTCTTTTATATAAGCGAGTGATGCAGCACCTAACAATGCACCTGCGATACTCGTATAAATCCATAGATAGTCCATGCAGTCTCCTTATTCAGTTGTTGCTTCTGGCAGAGGCGCTTTGATTGCCTCTTCATAATAAACAATAATCTCTTTCTGTTGATTTATAAATCTACGAAGTTCTGATATATTGATAGACAGATTTTCATAGTCTTTTACCGAGATTGCAATGTATACTATGTCACCATTCTTGCTTTTGAACTCTTCTACGAAAGCATCGTAGTTCTCTGCGGTAACGACATAGATTTTAGTGTCTGCCAAATTTACTGGCTTAGGTCGAGCGACAATAGGTATTTCATTCCTAACTATCTTAGGAACTGATACTACTACAGATTCAGGTTTACTACAAGCACTAATTATTAGTGTCAGTGGTAATATCATCAAAAAGTTTTTTAGTCGCATCGTTCATCCTCTGTTCTATAAGACCTGGCTTTTTAAGAGCAAGCATCGTAAGATTATGCTTTTGTAGAGTAGCACGAAGTTCATCTCCATACTTTTCAGATACTTGTAATTTTGTTTGTAATTCTAGATTGAGCGCAGCATTACGAGCGGCATCTGCTTGTGTAGCGGCCAGAGCCTCTTCGTTTGCTCTTACAGCAACCTCTAACTTGGCTGCATTTTCACGAAGAACTCCCATACGTTCTTGCGTGTCTTTATAATACCAAGAGAATGCGAGACCCATAGTGATCATAACCGCACCCATTATCATCGCCAGTTTCATTCCCATTTATATCTCCAATGAAGTAGTGGGACCGAAGCCCCACTATGCAGTGATCAGAGTTATTTATACTACAAATGTTTGAACAGATTCGCAAACCAATCGCAGAAATCACTAAAGTTATTCATAGATGGCCTGCGTCTTTGCTAATTCTGGATCAGACACCAGCCCGTATGTTGCAAGAGGACCATCTGGACCTGCAATATCATCCGACAAGAAGAACTGAATGTACTCTTTCAGACCAGGAATAACATCAATGTGAGCATCTTTAACATAGAAGTATAGAGGACGACTGATCGGATATGTACCAGCTGCAATGTTCTCTGTTGTTGGTT